AACCTTTAGCATAAGGTTGTACTCTAGTAATTGATTGACCAATAGTTACTACGTTAATAGCATCAGAAGAATACACATATAGATTACCTCTAAGTTCACCTGCCTCAAGAATAGGTGATGTAGTACTTAATTCAAATTCATCAGCAGTATCTGTAGTAGTTCCTGGTTGCCATACAGCAGGAATGTTTCCTGGAGCAGCTTGAACAGAGATTCTAATAGTGTTTGGCGCATTGGTTACTACACCATTATCAGTGATAGTAAGATTACAAGCAACTAAAGCATAACCTAATTGTCTAATAATCTTAGCATTAACAGTTAATCCTGCTGAGTAGTTCCATCCTGGAAGTTCTATAAAAGAAGATCCTGCTGTAGAGCTACCATATAAGCAAAACAAAGGGGTTGATTTACCATTATTCATGATGATTGCATAACCACCATTGAATGTACAGGCATCCCATTTACTGCTATTATATTTTGATTCGCTACTTGTAAGCATTGCAGAGGTACTACCACCTGCATCTACTCGAACAATATTGCCGTTCTTGGCGAATATGTTATACCCTTGATCTGGTCTTCTCCAATGAATACCGAAATCAGGAGCAATAGTAATTGAAGGAGAATAAATAATTTCTCCTGTAATAGTCTCAATAGAGCTATTATCGAATCTAACGTTATTTACGTTAGTGAATACGTTAGGAGCTAGGCTTACTGGAGGCATATCTCTAATAACTCCTGCAGTACCTAAGTCTTTGATTTGTTGAATAGGCATCAACCTACCTCCCTAAATTAATATTATTAATAATATACCCAATGGAGGGATTCTCCCTTAGAGCTGGGCTAAATCCCTTATATAACATATAGATATTAAACTTGCAATCCTGGTAGATAAACAGTTTTACCATCCTTTTTTACAGCAGTTAATGCTTGACATTTAAGATCCATTGGATCGTATGATACATGAACCCAACCAGAATCAGGAATTCCTTGTGTATAAAACTCTAGAATAACTTGAGTAAATTTAAAGTTCTCAACAATATATTTTGCTAAATCACCATTAGCAATGCCTGTAATTTCTATATCTGCTGCTTGACCTTTACAATGATCACTAGTCTTAGAGCCACCTACTGAAGCATTTACTTCGGGAGACCTGTATCCAGAATTAACTTTAACAGATTTACCATAGTGTTCTCTGACAGGTTGTAGTACTTGTTCGCATAATACTTTGAGATTGGCAATCACTGTTTCATTAGGAGTATTGTCTAATCCCTTACGCTCAGCGGTCTCTGAGTGAGTTAGCTCTTCTAGTGTAAAGTGTACAGATAGTGGAGTAGATTTCATTATTTCCTCATTAACATTGAACTTGCTATAGATAACATTACTTGTGGGTTTTCAGGTTGTTCTTTCCAACCAACTGTTATCTGACCAATAAACTTATTAACATCAGGTGGTACAGAGATACGACAAGTATAGTTAATACCTATTGATTTGTACCATAGTCCTATTTCTGATTGTGCTGTTTTGTATTCTGAGCAAGGTATCTCATTAGCCATTAACTTAATGATATCGTTATTGTTGTTTATGTTTGATGTAAATAAACCTACATCGTAGCCATCAAAGTCTTTATATCTTTTATCTGGTAAGTATGCTCGTTCAACAACACGAGTACCTAATAAAGGATTAACTGCAAATATAACAACCATATCAGCGTTTGTACCTTTAAAGATTACTTGTGCAGCGTCATCATAACGAGCTGTATTCATTGTAGGAAGCTGTTTAGACTTAGTATATGCATCAACCATTAAACCTTGATTCTGCCATACAAAGTAACCAGTAAAGGTTAATACCGCCATAATAACAATAGCAAATAATCTAAAAGGACTACTGACATACGCTAGTATTTGAAGTACGAGATCTTTCATTCTTTTTTAGATTTCATATCAATAATCTTTTCTAATGTTCTGCCACCAAAGTAAAAGGACATGATAAGCATACCCCATTGACCTAGCAAAGTTACATAAGACTCGTTAGCATTGTAACCATAAGCTGACATTAATGCAAATATTGTATATACAATTAAAATAAATACTAATGTCATAGGTCTAATGTTCTTAGATAACCATGAATCACTACTCATATCAGCTTGCATACGTTTAGTTAATTCTTCATTCTCAATATTGTCTGCATTTAATTCAGCAATACGACCTTCTTGTTGCATCTTAAGTAATTCTGATTGAGCCTTTGCTTTTGCTTCAGGATCAGGAATAAACTTATCTAATACTTTCATACCAACATCAAGTAATGCTGCTATAGGTAACATACTAACCTCCAAAGAATTTCTTTATCATAATAGTAATAGCAGAGCCTAATGCTCCTGCTGTGATAAGCAAAACGTATAATCCACCCTTACCTTGGTTGATTACTGCGTTTACTTGTGCCATCTCTTTGCGCAGAAGATGGACTTCATTAATTAGTATAGATACTTGTGCTTCAAGAGCGCCAATGTCTTTACCTGTTACCTCATCCGACATCAGTGTCTCCTAATATATTTAAGATTAAATTATTATTTTCTTCGTACCAGCCAACTATTTTGTCTTTTAAAGATGAATCAATTATTTTTTCTTTTAATTTTGTTGGCATACTATCATATAAACCTTCTGTTCTAAAAACAATTCGATTATTATTTATACCTACACACTTTTTGTTGTCATCCATTTCAAAAGAATGATATGTGTTATCTTGATATAACATTACAAAATTATTTTGAACGCTTTCACTACGCCAAATAGTTGAAATTATTTTATTTTCTTTAGTATCAAATTCAAAACCAACGCAAACAAGATTATCAATAGTATTTAATTCTGTATTAATACCAGCTACTCTTAATATTACTTTTTCTAAAGGAAAAATCATGATATATTCATCCCCATAACAATTCTTTCTTGATCACTTGGATTTGGTTGTGTTTTGTGATATAACCAACCAGGAAACAATACTAACTTTCCTGGAGCAGGTGGTTCTATATGATCAAAGAAATATCTTCCTTGCTTAGATTCTGGATTTTCGTAGATGGGCAATCTACCACGTATAACTTCAATAGGATCAACCATAGCAATACAACCCATATCAGGTGTTGCATTAACATAAAATGAACCAGCTATTTCAAAGGGGCTATGGTTATGATGAATAACATTACCACCTTTAGGTGTTAAATTAGCCCACATATGTTGTATTTCTGGTGTGTGGAACTTAGTGTATCCTAAGTCTTTCCAATACGTTTTTATATGTTCTTGTATCCAACTAATTACTTCTTGATGTTTTGTTCTGTGATGAAGATTTCTAACCTCAAATGGTTTATTGCCTTCTAAACAGTATGAATTATTGAATAAACGATGACCTGAAAATTTACGTTTATCTTCACCAAAAAAACTTCTGATTTCTTTTTCAAGGTCTTCTTGAATTAGATTGTAATCAGGAAACTCTGCTGTGTAAATTTTAATAGGGAATATTTCTTTAATCATTTATTTTGTCCTCAAGTTCTTTATAGGGATATTTTCCATCCCACTTACTACATCTAGGTTGTGATGTACATTCTCTGCAGAAAGGAATATGAACATCTTTTCCTTGATGTTTAACTATACCATCTTCATACGTATATCCTTTTCCTTGCATATACGTTTCAGGTTTGTCTTCTTGAAAACCTACTGGAGGCATCCCATTAATCCAAACATTTTTAATTAAAAAAGTAGCAACAGAAGGTATTGTAGGATGATTACCTCTGCCACAAAAATCTTGGCATTTAGCAGAATCAATCCAATAAGGTTCTTCTTTATTGTGAATTGCACCCACAGGGCAAGCATTTGCACAATCATTACAACCTTTACATCTACTCCATAATTTAAAATTAATACGTTTATTTGTTGGTATATCAGTTATTTCTTGATCAAAACGAATAACCGTTATATGGCAATCAAAACCAAACTTATAAGAATAAATTAAAGAGTTCCTTGCTCTTACTCCTAAGCCTGATAATAAAGCGGCTTCTTTATAGTTAGTGTAAACTTGATGCCAACCAACTATATTATTATTTTTTAAGATATCCTCTGCTTCTCTGCAGAGCGTGTAATCCCAAGTGTGTCCTTGCTTTATTAACACAATAGCATTAGTAGGGTTAAATCTAATACCGTTAGTAAAATCTTCCCCTACGTAATTCCATTTATGTTTGATAGGTGATAATGCACAACGCAAAAGGTTTTCAGCAGACAAATAACTTACATCCCAAGTATCACTTGGAAATAATTCTTTAAGTTTATTAAAGGATATCAATCAAGATCAACGAGAGAAGTATGCATGTCACCACATGTATCTCCTTCCCAACGAATAGTTACACTTGTTGGCTCAATTCCTTCATCCCATTTTTCAAGACTTAAGAAAGCACCACCCCTAGGACCACATTCTAATGCGTGTGTTGAACCATTACGAATAGGATTGCATTGTATACCAAACAATTCCATGTCTTTCATCATGCCGTAATCAACACCATCTGCTCTTAACCCAATATCACCACCCCAAAGAGAAATAATATTTTCTACTCCTGGATGACTATGATCGGGAGAACCTGTATTGGGTTTAACCAAGTATAATTCTGCTTGAAATTGACCTTCTCTAAATAAAACATAACTCATGCTAATCTCTGTTACATAAACAGGATCTTTTTGTGGAGGTCTAATAGGGTATTTGTTTACCTTATACCATGCCGCAAACTCTTCAACATTTTTCCAATTCATCTTTTGTCCTTGTTACATCTGCATATCCTTCTACTATATAAGCATTAGGATGAAAGCGTTTAATTAATTGTTCATGCAATGGTCCAGCTGTTTTGCCTTTCCATTGCGCTGCTGCTGTTGTTGGTGTTAATTTAGGATGCCATCTTTGTATTGCCATTAAGGGATATCCTACAGTATTTGCTGTTTCTCTTATTCCTGATCCATGTTCTTGACCATTTTTTAAAACTGCCCTAGAACTAAAACCACCATTAACCCAAGGTGTTTCAATTAACTCTACTCCAGGATGCTCATGTAGTTGCACTAAAGGTTGCGGATGTATCAGATAAAGTTCAACTTGAAATTGACCTTCTCTAAACATACAAAAAGCAGTGGCATCATCTGATAAAAATGTTTCAACACCAACAGGAGGTCTAAAAGGAAAATTATTTTCAATATACCAATCAGCAAATTCCTGAGTTGTTTTCCACATATTACACCTTACTAGCAATAAAAGATTCTATTTCTGCTTCATCTAATTGATTAACAGAATTTTGAGCATCCCATGTTTCCCACCCATTTTCATCAATAGTTATTTTATTATAAAATATACCATGAGAATGGGATATGTAAAAGGATAATGCCCTAGAAGCTAATGCTTGCTTTATTTCTAACTCTGTTTCAAAAAATTCATATTCCCCATTAGCTGGGTTTAATAACGCATATTTAATTTCCATTAAGAAATTGCTCCATATCTAGTTCCTGTTGCTGACCATGTAACTGAGTAGCCATTTAGGTGAACACATTTTCCACCTGAACCTCCAGAAAATTGTATATCCATAGTACCATATCCAGTGCTTGCTATAGCAGCTCTGCTAGTACCACCAGATGAACCCCAACCACCCCCACCACCACCAGAGGAAGCATTGCTTCCATAAATAGTATTTTGACCAGCGCTTGAATTCCCAGCTCCACCTGCCCCTCCTCCTAAGCCTATTCCTAATGATGATATATTAGTTGTTTGAGTTGTAACCATTGGTATTGGACTAATAAAGTAGTTGCCTCCAGCTACCCCGCCTTCAGCACCGAACCCTGCAGTTGCAGAAATACCTCCTGCTATTGAAACGTTAGCTGGTGAAACTCTAGTGCCTGGCATTATCCTACCACCACCACCACCAGTACTACCAGCGGCTGGTCCATTAGAACCAGAAGCGCCTATACCACCACCCGCACCGCCAGCTGTAGCTATTGCTCCTGTAGCATCGAGAGTTCCACCACCATTACCACCACCTGCACCACCCCCACCCATGGAACCAGCACTAGTATATATGGAAGTACCTGTGGATCTTCCACCCCCACCACCTCCACCTCCACCTCCAATATAACTATTGTTTTGTATAGTACACGAAACACCTAAAACTATAGCTAAACTACCTGATTGAAGTGTTCCTCCGTTACCAGTAGTATTTAAAGCAGCTGGAGGAGCGCTACCGCCATTACCGCCCTTACCCATGATGAAACCATTATTAATTAAAGTTACACCACCTGGAAACGACCCATCAATAGTTAAAGCAGCTGCGCCTAATACTGTAGAATAAATATAATAACCAGAAGCAAGAGTTGCAACTACAGGGGTTGATTGATTCCACCCTGCATTAACAGCAAGGGTTCTTAAGTTAGCTTGGTCTAAATGAGATGAAATAGTAAAACTAAAGGCAGGAGAAGCTAATTGTTTACCGTAGAAGTCACTGAAGCTAATAGCCCCAGTAGAGAATGTGCCCGAACCCCCAGCGGCAGTATACCACTGGGTTCCTCGGTAAGAGTTTAAATCATTACCACGACCAAACTCAGCGTTAATCTGAGCCATCGTAATTGTACCTGATGCTGGTAATGGCATGTTGCCTCCTATTTACATTTTAAGTTTTAATTGTTTAATTTCTTCTTTGAGTAACTGTACTTCTTTTGCTAGTTCAACAGCAGCTACAAGAGCAGCGTTACCGTAAGCTAATGATAAGTGTTCACCATCTTGTACAACTTCAGGAAGAATCTTTTGCATATCCTGAGCTGAAACACCTGCTTGTCTGTCACCTGAATCAATACGAGTATAAGTACCAGACTTAATTTGTGATAACTTTTCAACAAAGTTAGAGCCTACTGAAGACCAATCTTTCTTTAATCGTTCATCAGAATATGCTGTTATGTTGCTAGATGCAGTTATTGCTCCACTACTAGCAAGTGTTATAACTGATGAACCCGTTCTATTACCACTATAAATTTGAACTCCTGAACTAAAACGCATAGCACAATAGCCCGTATTCAAATCTACTATATCGCCATCATCAGCAAGGATAATACCCCCGCCAGTAACGTTATTTGCGCTAACTGTTATAGAACCACTAAACGTACCAGTTGTTGCGTTTACAGTACCGCCTGATTGGTTTGTAGCAGTTGTAGCAGTAGCAGCATTGCCAGTAGTATTCTGATTAAGAGTAGATATAAAGTTTGCAGGGATTGTATTACTAGCAGAATAAGATGTTCCCCAAGCTGTTCCAGTTGAGTTAGCAATACCAGCAGCAGGATACACTGTAGGTCCCGCAGGTCCTGTTGGTCCAGTTGCTCCTGTATTACCAGTCAAACCAGTAGGTCCCTGCGGTCCTTGTGGTCCTTGTGGTCCTGTAGCGCCATCAACACCATCAGAGCCATCACTACCAGTAGCACCAGTAGCGCCAGTAGCACCGACTAAACTAGCTAGCCACGCTGATTGAGTTCCAACAAATCCATTACTAACTGCTATTTCATATGCAGAAGCACCATTTATACCATTAACACCATCTTCACCGTTTATACCATCAGCGCCATCAGCACCAGTAGGTCCTGTAGCTCCTTGTGGTCCAGTTGCACCAGTAGCTCCTGTTAATCCTGTTGGTCCTTGCGGTCCAACTAATGCGGCATTAGCAATAGATACTTGTTTTAAAGCACCATCTGCGGCATCTAATACAAGAAGCTTACTTGTACTACCAATAGAGGTTACTAATGTTTTACCACTGATAGCAGCTGGTTGTAGTGTTGCTGTACCTGTTACGTTAGCAGAACCATTTAAAGAACCACTAGTATAACCAACATCGCCTGTAGTAGAAATAGTTCTACCTGTAGCCCATGTAGTTGCTGTATCAGCATTACCTTTGAATGTACCCCAGAAGTTCTCAGCTTGGAAATCAGCTAATGCAAATGAAGCATGGCTTGTATCGATATAAGCAGAAGCATCAGGCTCAGGAGTATAACCTTTGTATACTTTCCAGTATCCATCAGAAGCATCTCTAAAGAAGCCAGCATGAGCATAAGTACCATCATTATAGTTACCTGCAATACCTAAGTCTGGGTTAGCTGTTGTTGACCCATTGTTAAGATAAATCATGTTATCTTCAACAGCAAGGTTAGATGTATTAATTGTAACAGTTGTACCTGATACGGTTAAGTTACCATCAATTTGTACGCTATCATTAAATGTAGATAAACCAGTAAATGTAGGATTATCAAACATTGTTGCTTTAGATTCGTTAGTAACGTTACCTAAGCCAACTTTAGCTTTGCTAATAGTTAACCATGTAGGGTCACTATAAGAACCTGTTGTGTATACACCGTTAGTTACTGTTCCCGCATTGATATCTGACTGAGGTTTATTTTCCCATAGACCAGTAGATCCTCTTACGATAACATCACCAGTAGTAGGTGATACAATTCTTACATCATGGATCTCGTCTAACTCATAACCGTTCTGTGGTCTTACATAAAGAATACCACTACCTGCGTTATTACGAGCTACTACACCAATATAAACTAAATGATTAGGTGCTATCGGTTTAGTACTTGTTAATGTTCCTGCAGTAGCGCCTAGATAAAGAGTATCACCCTCGTTAAAGCTAGCTAAGTTTAAACCACTTACATAACCTTGACAACGAATAATACCAATTTGACCAGCAGCAATATCACTCACTGCAATACCTAATACTTTAGCTGATGTAGCATCACTTGTATTGAAAGCTCGTTTAACTGTAGCTCTATCACCTTGTGCTTCAAATAAATATACGGCAGCACCTTTGCTGATAGTTACTGATTCAGCATTAGTTACAGTTGCTTCTACTGTGTAGTTAGCTCCTGGCTGTACAGCTGTATCTGCAAGAGTTCCTTGAGCAGCAGTAGCGTAAGCAGTACTATTAGTAGTTGCCGCAGTACCTAATCCAAGATTAGTTCTTGCGATAGCAACATCTGTTAATTCAGATAAGTTGTTGGTTGCTGTTAAAGCACCAGATAGAGAAGCATAAGCATCTAACCAAACAGTACCATTCCATACTTTCATACCTTGACCAGTATGGAAGTATAAAGCACCTGTTAGTAAAGTATTAAAATCATTATCTGTTGTTGGTGGTGTTGATTTAGCACCTAAGTATCGATCATCAAATGAATCATATGAAGCAGCTGCAGCATTAGCAGAATATTCAGCCTCGTTAGCGTATTCAAAAGCACTATTTCGATGACTAGATGCTTGGCTTGCAGAGGTAGCAGCATTAGTAGCACTAGTGCTTGCTTGTGTTGCTTTAGTTGTAGCTGTAGCAGCAGAAGTAGAGGCACTTGTAGCTGATGTAGCAGCATTAGTAGCTGATGTAGCAGAAGCTGTGGCTGAATTACCAGAAGCTGTAGCTGAATTACTTGCGGCTGTAGCATGACCAGAAGCATCAGCGGCATAACCTTGAGCATCTACTTTAGCGCTATTAGCATTACTAGCTGAGGTAGCAGCTTCAGTAGCCTTGGTTGTAGCTGTAGAAGCACTAGTTGAAGCACTTGAAGCAGAGCCAGAAGCACTTGTTGCACTCGTAGCAGCATTTGTTTCACTAGTTGCAGCAGCTTGTGCACTAGATAAAGCTTCAGCAGCTTTAGTAGTTGCTGTTGATGCTGCTGTAGAAGCAGTAGTAGCAGAACCTGAAGCAGCAGTTGCTGAGTTAGCTGATGCAGTTGCAGAACCTGCAGCAGCAGTTTCGCTAGTTAAAGCGTTAGTAGCAGATGTACTAGCTGAAGTAGCAGAACCACTTGCAGCAGTAGCAGAACTAGCAGCATTAGTAGCACTTGTTGCCGCTTGAGAAGCAGACGTACTAGCTTCAGAAGCTTTAGTAGTCGCAGTGGAAGCAGAAGAACTTGCACTAGAAGCTGAAGCAGATGCACTAGTTGCTGAAGCAGCACTTGCTAAAGCAGATGTAGACGCATTAGTTGCTTGAGTACTTGCAGTAGTTGCAGAACCTGCAGCAGCAGTTGCTGATGTAGAAGCATTTAAAGCTGCTTGAGTTGTTGTCTGTTCTGGGTTTTCCCATACACTACCATTATAAAATTTTAAATCATTTGCTGTGGTATTCCAATATAATTGACCAGCAACTAAAGGATTACCATCGTTATCTACTGTAGGATCACTAGCTTTAGCACCTAAATAGATATCGTCAAAATTATCAAATACTTGTTGTACTGAAACTAAAGTAGCAGCAGCACTTGTAGCAGAACTAGCAGCAGATGTTGCTGAACTACCTGCGGAAGTAGCAGAAGCAGAAGCGTTAGTAGCCGCTGTAGTTGCTTGTGTTGCTTTAGTAGTTGCTGTAGCAGCAGAGGTAGAAGCACTTGTAGCCGAGTTACTTGCATTAGTAGCACTAGTAGCGGCATTGCTTGCACTAATCGATGCAGCAGAAGCACTTGAAGCTGCTTGCGTAGCTGATGTAGCTGCACTAGTTACAGAAGCACCAATAGCAGTAAGGCTATTTGCCGCTGATGTTGCACTATTAGCAGCTTGAGTAGCAGCAGTTTCAGCATTAGTTTCAGCTGTTTCTGCATTTGTTTCTGCTAACTCTGCATTAGTCTCAGCTAATTGAGCAGCATCACGAGCTGCTTGAGCAGCAATTGCGGCTTGTTCTGCACGAGTAGATGCTACTGTTTGCTGAGAAGTATTGTCATCTTCGTAAACCCCACCTTGATGTCCAAGAGGGTATACACCACTTCCTGAGTCCCCTTGGGAAGGCTGGTCATAAACACCAGGTCCTGTATTATACCCCATATACTTCTCTCCTTAAATTAAATCGTTGCCATTAAAGCTTATACGGACATTACCGCCTGAAGCTCTACGGAATTTCTCTTCTTTGTTTAATGATGCAATATCTGTCATAAACTTCATTAGGTATCTTTGTTCCATTACTTGATCATTCAAATAAGAACCTACGTTAGACAATGCACCCCAAATAATTAATCGTTCATTGTTATCTCTTAGCCAATTAGGTACTTCTTTACCTAAGAAATATTTAGTTACATAAGTAGTTCCTACAGGTACTTGAGCAATAGTGCTATAAGCAGCTGTTGCTGTTACATACAAAGGAACACCATTAGTAATATTAGATATATCAAAAAAGTATTGATTAGCATCTGTTACACCCATCTCATAGTTAGCAGGAACAACACTATATAAAGTGTTTAATGCTGGTAATCTACGGTAGTAATGGATCTCAATTACTGTACCTACTTTTTGTTGTGGATGTAAATAAAGATCATTACCTTTACGAATCCAATTGTTTCTATTGTACTTATGAGCGTACATATCAAAGAAAGTTCTTTCATCAGTATGCTCATGGAATACTTTACTTGCTACACTTGTCTCTTCTTTAGTTCTGATATAAACAAATTGAGTTAAGTCAGCAGGGATAGGGATTATTGTGTAAGCCTCTGAAGTATAAGTATCACCTACAGGGTTATCAAAAGAAGTTACAGTATATTCAACTGTGAACTCTAATGGAGGGATACGTAAGTTTCTATAAGCTTCATCTGTAGAATAGTCTAAGCAGTCTTGGATGACGCTTGTCGGAACAGTTGCTTCCTCTGGCTTATTACTCCAGTCACGTACTTTCGCTACGAGAGCATCATATTTAGCTGCCATATTAATTCCTTAATAAAATGTTTTACTATTTGTTATAGTATTTGTTAGTAACTCAGGGTAATCTGTTTTAATAATTTGTTTTACTCTTCGAATAAGAGCAGGGTTACCCATGAAGTCATTACTGTGAATATCAATTTGATATTTAGTTAATATATCAATTGCTACAATATCGGGAATAATACAGAATGATCTGTATTGTTTGCTTCCTCCAAAATATTGGTTGGCTTCTCGGCTCTCAGCCGCAAAGTCCTTGTATGCTTGAATATCTTGTTCCAAGCGGAAATCATCATTAGATTCTTTAACCGTAAAACTATGCGGGTTATATTCTTGTGATTTATATTCCATGATTAGTGTGTCCTCTTTTTATTTCTTATCTATTTGAAAAGATAACTTGTAACTCTCCATGGTCAGATAAACGACCATATTCATATAGAATGTTTGTTCCAGTATACTGCGGAATACTTGTAACACTAGTACCAGCATAATCAACACGAGTAATACGACCTTGACTTAGAATACTATTTGTCGTAGTATAAGGGGTTGTATAGATAATAATTTCCGTGTTCTCAGATACAAGCGTAATATTTTTATCAGCAGCAGTGATTCTTAAATAAGACATATTTTTCCTCGAATTTAATAAGGAGAGAGAATTAACTCTCCCCTTATAGGTTACTTAATTTTTAATTAAGCGCCAGTACCAACGATCAAACCACAACCTTTTGGATTGCGGCACTCGAGAGTACCTTCTTCGATCAATTGACCGATGATTGAATCACCTAATTGACCTAGGTCAACTTCTTGCATTGGACGCAAAGAAGCATAGTTGAACCACATTGGATCGTAAACCAATACTGATGTATCAGCATTAGTACCAAGACCCATGATATAGTTAGGAACAACCATAACATCACCGAAATCTGATTCGTAGATTTCTACTGATTGACGTAGCTTACCGCTTTCGTCAATGTTACGTCTTACGTTTGAACCAGCAGCTTGTGCCTTAGCAGAAAACTGACGACGCACTTTTGGTGAAGCCATTAGTTTAGTTGCTTTACCACCGTTTTGGTAGATCTCTTGCATTACTTGGTCAACATGAGATAACTCTAGTGAACCTAAGTTTGCATCAGTAGTACCACGAGTGATAGAACCAGCATCGCCAATACCTTTAGTTGTAGGAGCTGTGTAAGCACCTGCAGCGCCAGCATTAACAACTACTTGGTTAGACCAAGCTTGATAACCACCGAATGTACGAGTACCTGAACCGTTTGAATCGTTCCATGAACCAACTAAGTCAAACTCAACGTCACGACGAAGTTCTGTACCACGCTTTTTGAGCTGGTAAGCGTATTCATCAGCAACACCAGCTTGGTCAACAGCACGCTTTGTGCCAGTAACTGTAACTGATTTTGAGTTGATTTGTGTGTAATTGCCTAAGCGAGTACGTAAAGGCTCGTTAGCCTGTGCACTTGCGATTGTTGAATAGCTTACGCCTTCAGCTACTGGAGCTGATGCAGGTGTTGCTAATTCGTCTGTTTGCCACTCATGCAATACTGCAGTAGCTTTTGTTTTGCCAATAGATGACAAGAATGGTGTCTCGTCACGACTGATCATTGAAATAAAGTTTGCTAAATCTTCACGCTCTGAAGCGTTTACAGATGCAGCGCCAGCAGCGGCTTTAGGACCGCCTGTTGCGAATGTACGTGCCATATTAATTTTTCTCCAAAAGAAATTTGTTTATTAAAATTGTTTTATAGTTTCTTGGATATCGAAGATAAGTTCTTTAAGAAATCTATTTGATCTCTCTCTGATCCTTCTCCAGTCAAAACTTTAGCTCTCATTGATTTTGATTTGCCTTCCTTAACTTGATCAATTGATTTACCTTTCTTTACAGGAATCGATTTTTTAGTTGGGGCAGCTTTGCGCTTTTCAGCACCTTTATCTTTTGCGGTTTTTAATTGCATATAATCATTAAGAACTTTTACTACTCGTGCATCGTAGATATTGTTCAGTAGTTCCTCTGGTAGACCCTCATTAAGAGCAAATGCTCTAATATCTTTAGCTACTTTTTCACTAAAGTTAGGTACATAACTTGGAATGTCTTCCTGAAACTTTTCTACTAATTGTCGCTGTACTTGTGCTTGCTCTTGGCGAAGCTTCTCAGCAACTTGCTTTACTTGTGATTCACGTTGGTTACGTACTTCCCAGTACTTACCTTGTGCTTCTTCAAGTTGGTCTCGTAGTTCACGGGCTGTATATGTGTCTCCCTCATCTCTAGCTTTCTGCAGATCACTATTGATTCTATGGTATTCACTTGCCAATTTGGTTTCTTCTGATGTTAGTGTGTCGTGTAGAGAAGTTCCTAATTGTACTAGCTCGTTAAGTTTTTCTGTTCGTTCAACTTCGATTTGCTTTTTAAGCTCTCCAAGTTCTCGCCCTTTTTGAGATAGATGTTGATCAGTGGAATAACCCTTACGTACTTCTTCAAGAGTTACGTATTCGATTTTACCATCAACCTTGATAGGAATTTTGTATTCCCAGTCAATATCCTCTTCAGCAATCTGTTCTGAATCTTGGGTAGACGTATCATCCTCATCAGTCGATTCTTCATCGGTATCTTCTTCGTTTCTTTCCTCATCTACATCATCAGATTCTTCATCGTTCTCTTCGGGGACTTCGTCTTCCGATGAATCATCTGGAGTCGGGTCGCTACTATCGTCTTCTTCTGGTAGAGATTCTTCGCCTAATCCTAGCTTTTCAGCCATAGGGGATTTGCGTAAAATGTCATCTAGACTCTTCGCTTGTGACTCTGAGTTAGTATATCCGTCATCCATGATTTCAGGGTTTGAATCCGTGATATCAGTTCGGGTAGAGAGATCTGGTACTGTACTCATAATTTATTTATCCTTTAACAGCTTTTTTAGCTGTAGTAGTTACAGGAGTTGCTACTTTAATAGTCTCCTTAGGTGTATTTTTTTCTTGCAAAGCTTTAATTTCGGCAATAGCCATACTTACATAATGGAAAGTAGGAGCATGTAATCGTGCTCTTCCATCTGCAATGCTAATCTCGTTTAATAAAGCCATTTGTGTTTTTGATAAGCTTTCGATAGCTTTCGTGTATACATCTTTGTTATTCATCATCATCAACTTTCTCGTCTTTTTGTTGGATGTAAGCAGCGTTCTTACCGAATTGCTCGATCTGAACTAATCTTTCTTTGACACTACCCAATGCCATAGCTACATGGTATAGGTACTCACGTTCTTTAGTGCAATGCGGTTCAGTCTTTAACCACTGAACAAAGAGATCCGTTAGGATATCCGCATAAGCGTCAGAGAAAAACTGCTCTCTGTCTTGTTTTACAAATGTCGCTCTTGATAGAGCAAACTGTGCATCCCTAAAGGGATTAATTTTCATTTCACCATCTTCATGGTCTACTTTTGGTTTTACTTTTTCTTCAAACCGTTTCTTATACTTTTCCATAATCCTCTTCTTGAGTTGTGTATAAGTAAGAGACAGGGAGGTATTTCACTCCCTATCTTTTTACATCATAGGTCTTTGTTGCATCTGAGGCATTTGTTGTTCATTTGCTTCAGGTTGCTCAGGTTGCCCTGGAGCCTCTTCGGTTTCCCCTGATTCGTCTTCTAGTCCAATTAGCTTCCCAGCTATTTGCAACAGTTGTTCTGCACTAGGTCTTTCAGGAAGATCGATCCCCTCCTTTGCCGCTTCAATATAAAGTTTAGACCACTCTTGGTAACTCTTATCGAGTGCCACCATGAGCTGTTTAGTATTATCTTGTAACGCATTTTTGGTCTGTGTGTTGGTAAAGTCGATGTTAGCTTGCTTAAGCACCATATCCATCTGCTGGAGTTGTTTAGCAAACATCTTTTGTTCTTGGGCTTCTTGTTGCTCTTGTTGGCGGGATTGTGTAGCCTGCTCAACAAATTTAGGATCTGTGAAATCCACAATAAAGTCTAAAGGATCTAAATCTAATGCTTCAATAGTCTTAGCTGCAATAACAGCAGCGGCTGCAGGGTTAACAACTGCGCCTGCTCCAGCTTGCATTAAGGCAGGGAGAATCTGTTGACCAATAATAGTCATCTTCTTCATTGTATTCTGATTTGAATGTTCACCAACATCTACATCAGCAATAACCATCATGTTATCGGGTAAAGCAGCCATATCAATAGTCTGAAAGAAGTTACCTGAGTCAGAGTATTTAAACTTCTTACCTCTAAGATTCTTCTTCATCGTCTTATAAACACCTTCAATAAGACGTTTAATACCTGTTTCTGCATATCGCCTTGCAATATGTTGAATACGTATTTGTGCAGCAGATTGAACTTGACTTACTTTTTGCTCAGAGTTACCTGATACGTATAATGTATCATTAAGACCTTG